GGCGGAAGGATAAGAAATGGAAGAAGACAATTGGAACACAGTTGGTGTTCAGAATGAAGAGCCAGAACAAATTGAAATTGAATTTGAAGAGCCACAAGAAGAACAGAAGCCTGAAGTAGAAGTACAGAAGGAAGAAGTTGTTCAAGAAGAAGAAGCTCCAGAACTAGAAGGTATTGAAACTAATGGAGCAACACGAAGAATAAAAAAACTTCTCTTTGAACGTCAAGAACGTGATAAACATATTCAAGCTCTCATCCAAAAAAATGAGGAACTAAATACTAACCTCAGAACAAAAGATAAAGAAGTAAATACATTAGGTAAGACTAGTTTAGATGCTTCTCAAAAACAATTAACTGATAAGATAGAGTTAGCAAGAGCAGTATATACCGAAGCCTTTGAAGAAGGTGACAAAGATAGAGTTCTAAAAGCACAAGAAATGCTTAACGATGCTCAGATAGATCTTAAGGCTGTCACTGCTGCTCAAAGTAATTATAAGGAAATAGAGGAACAGGTAGTACCACAACAGGCACAACCTCAACCACAACGTCCTCAGAGAACTGATCCAAGAGCAGAGAAGTGGGCTGCTGATAACGATTGGTTTGGAACAGATAATGTTATGACTGCTGCTGCTCTAGCAATAGACGCAGAGTTAAAGGGAGAAGGTTATGATCCAGAAGATCAAGACTTCTATAAAGAAATTAATAAAAGAGTTAAGTCGGCTTTTCCACATAAGTTTGGAGAAGATCAAAACCGTGTGCAGGAAACTATAGCAACACCTGCTCAAGTAGTATCGGGGGGGTCACGTTCATCCCCAACCAATTCTAAGAAAGTCAAGCTATCAAAAGAAGATGTTCGACTAGCACAGAAATGGGATATACCGCTTGAAAGATATGCCGCTGAGAAATTAAAAGTTGATAACTCAGACGGTTACACAAATATAAACTAACGTGGGAGAAAAAGAATGACAACACGAAATGAAGTACGTAGTAATACAAGTAGAGAAGCAAATACAAGAGAAGAAGAATGGACCTTCGAGGAGACGGATGCCCTCAAAATACCCGAAGAGGTAGAAGCGAGATTTGACAATGACGGAATGTCATTACGATGGTTACGCATATCTGTAAAAGGCCAAGATGATATCTCTAATATAGGCAAGAAACAACAACAGGGTTGGGTATTTGTCACTCCTGATGAGGTTCCTGAACTTGCAATTACATCCTTCGTAAGGAAAGAAGGCCGTTACACTGGCACAGTCTGTCGTGGAGACTTAGCGTTGGCAAAGATGCCAGCAGGAAAGGTAAAGGCTAGAAGGAAGCATTATGAGAATAAGTCGAATGAGATGATGGATGCAGTAAATGCACAACTCATGAAAGCTAATAACTCTCGTATGCCGATTACAAATTCAAGTAAATCAGTAATAACAAAAGGAAGGCAACCGTCTTTTCAAGATTAAGCTTTTCTTTTATAACTTAGGAGAAACATATGTCTACTACTAAAGCATTTCGTGGCTTTACTCCTGCTCGTATGAAAGGTGGAGGCTACAATAATGAAGCCGTCACTGATATGATTGCATGGTCATCTACTGGCCTTGCAGGAACGCCAACTAACAACATTTTTACTGGAGATCCAGTAGTACTTCCGGGTGCAAACTTTGCAACAATAAGTCCTTTTATTGCTGCAACTTTGAAACCTTCTGGAATATTCATGGGCTGCCAGTATGTTGAAAATGGAGAACAGAAGTTCTCACGTTATTGGACGGGTGGAACTAGTGCCTCAGATATTAAGTTTTTCGTGATTACTAATCCCGATCAAACTTATCATATTCAATGTTCACTAACACTTTCGTCTGCTGAAACTCTAATTGTAAAAAACTACAATGTTACAGTTAGTTCAACAGCATCTTCAGGCAATACCACAACTGGTCAATCCAGTTACTACCTAATGGCTTCTTCAGGTGCAGAGACAGAACTTGCTGCAAGGGTTATCGGTAGGGCGCAATTACCTGATGAGAATGATAGTGACGCATATCCAATCGTGGAAGTTTATCTTAACACCCACCGTGATAATTATGTCACGGCAACAGCATCTAGTGCTTAGTAAGGAGGATTTACAATGGCTATAAATAGAGCTAGTATTAGCAAAGAACTCCTACCCGGCTTAAATGCTGTGTTTGGACTTGAATATGGGGAGGTTAATAACGAACATGAGCCTCTTTATGAAACCGAAAACTCAGATCGTGCTTTTGAAGAAGAAGTACTATTCACTGGATTTGGCTCTGCGCCAACTAAAGGTGAAGGTGCTGCTGTCAGTTATGATGACGCACAAGAGAGTTATGTAGCCCGTTATACGGCTGAGACTGTAGCATTGGCATTCGCCATCACAGAAGAAGCAATGGAAGACAATCTATATGATACGTTTGCCAAGCTTCGTGCTAGAGGTCTTGCTCGTGCAATGGCTAACACTAAGCAGGTAAAAGCTGCTAACCTATTCAATAATGGTTTCGCTACCACTATTGGTGATGGTCAGCCTTTCTTCTCTGCTGCACACCCAACCATAGCTGCTGGAGGTCAAAGCAACTTAGCTGCTGCTGCTGATCTATCCGAAGCTACACTTGAAACCATTCTCACGAATGTTCAGAAGATTTCTGATGATCGTGGTATCTTAATTGGTGCAAGTGCAGAAAGCCTACATATCCCAGTTGATTCATGGGCAATTGCAGATCGTATTATGTCTAGTCCCGGTAACACTCAGACGAGTGAACTAGCGGCTAATCCGAATACGAATGCGATCAATGCCATTCGTCACCTTGGTATGTTACCAAATGGTTATTACATCAACCGTAGGTTCACAGACACTGACTCTTACTTTGTCAAGACTGATGTACCTAATGGTGCTAAGATGTTTAACCGTACTCCACTTCAGACTAAGATGGAGCCTGACTTCGATACAGGCAATCTTCGTTTCAAAGCACGGGAGCGTTATAGCTTTGGTGTTTCTGATTGGCGTGGTTACTTCGGTAGCGCAGGTTAATTAATATATGGGGGAGAGGTGATACCCTTTCCCTCATTATTATAAGGAGAAGATATGAGTACAAATATTAAAGTAGCTACTAATGCAAGTATTAACGGAGATGTTAAAACTGTATTTAAATATGTAGATACTAACCTAACTTTAGGTAATAACAATGAAGATGTAGATGGTAACTCACTTGGCAGTCCAACAGTAACAAGACTCTTAGCTATACATACCTACTCTACACTAGCAGGTGGTATAGACATTACTGGTGCAAGACAGATCACAAATAAAACTGCAAAAGGATCAGCTATACGTTATCGTGTAGGAGCTTTAGATTCTAATGATATGTATATAGGAGAATTAGGAGTACCTGCTTACGGTGTAGTTTCGTGTAGCACTTCAGGTACTGGAGCTATGCTTCCCCACATTACTTTATATGTAGGTTAGTATGCCGAATTACTCTTACTTAAAGACAGACTTAATCAATACGACTGAGAACGGCTCTACGGAGTTTGCTACTCAGGTGTCTGCTATAGTATATAAGACAGAACTACGTATGGTTAAAGATCTTGATGATGCTGGATTAACAGAGTATACTAATATTTCTGTGTCGTCTGGTAATGCAGGAACTGTATCTTTAAATGATAGAGCAAGAATTGTTCGCAATGTAAACTATAAAGTAAGCACAGGAACAACAGTTACAAACCTTCTTCAAAGGACAGTAGAGTATGTGAATGACTACTGGCCTGTAAGTGCATCTACAGGAACGCCTAGATATTATGCAAGGCGTAACAACTCAAGTATAAAAATAGTACCTACCCCAGTTTCAGCACTTACAGTTGAGATACAAACACAGTCATTGCCACTTGCTTTAGCTTCTGCTACAGGTACAAGTGTAACTATAAGTAATTACTTTAGTGAGTATTGTTATACCGCTCTCTTTGCAGGATGCATGGTAGAGTCAACAATGTATATGAAAGATTGGACTACCCTTCCAGTATGGCAAGGGGAATATCAAAATGCCATATCAACATTACGTAATCAAGCGAGAAGGACTCGACAAGATGATATGGCTGTAGCTGCATCTCCTGCTGGTGGTCCTGATACTATAACACAGGGCGCAAGCTAAAAGGAGAATTAAAATGGTTAAAATACCGGGAACGCCCTTCCTCTCC